CAGAAACTGATTGGTGGGCAGTATCAGACCGCACAATGACTTCAGAGCAATCAGCATATCGTCAAGCATTAAGAGACCTTCCAGACACTGCGACTCCTGTTCTAGACCCCACAAGTCGTTTAGGTATCTCTGGTATTGATTGGCCAATTAAACCATAGTAGTTTAATAATCTCTTAACCACTATCACCAAATCCTAACATAGTTGACACCGCCAAAATACTCACTAGCATAACTAGTAGTATTCAACTTAAATCCCAATGGATGACCACACTTACCAAAATTGGGTGAAAATCAAAGCAACCTTTGAATCTTCTGGTAATACTGATAATATGTTTTACCGAAGAGCGTGTGAAATAGTTAAAACTAAAAGAGATCCTCTCGCAAAGTATCTTGGAGATGAAAAGTGATGGAACCTTATGATGAATATGTGAGTCGTTCTGAAGTTCAGGAGATGATCGATGCTGCTATACGAAGACACAATCGTAATGCTTCTATCATTAGTATGTGCGTCGGTTGGGTGGTTCTTGCTTTATTTGCTGAAGGACTCTTAAGGTTGATTGGAATTATTCCACCATTACTACCATTTCTTAAAATTACATTAAATTAATGGCAACAATTACAGAAGAAGATATAAAAGAACTCCAAAAAAGAGTTTTCAAACAAAAAATAGAAGAACTTTTTGAAGAACCTTCAACTTATGAGGACGAAGAAGATGACTAATACTTTAATATCAGCAGTTATACTTTTCTTGACAATCGCTTTATTCATTCAATGGGGTTTGACTCACGCATATGGATAAGCAAAGATATAGTTTTGCTATGACCTGTTTTGTAAGGTCTTATGGTAGAAGTGTATTAAATGATGAATATATCAAACAGTTTTGTAGAGAGTGGTCAGATTGGGATGTAACACCACCACTGGATAATACAGTAGACCAATACTTTCATTACGAATATAAAAATTGGAGGGGGGTATGATTTTTCATATTGTAGAAACTATATTGAATAGTCCGATAGGACTCTTTATCATTGGGATGTGCTTGACAGTTCCGCCCGTTATGGGTATAATGCTTATACACCGAACTAAATAGTTTAGGTTGGTATAAATAATAATATACCTAACCTAAACTATATGGATAAGAAATCATTGGAAAAAATGCTTGAAGATGGAATGTCAATGAATGACATTTCAAAACAAGAAAATAAATCTCTCTCTTCCATTAGACATTGGTGTAAAAAGTATGATTTAAAATCAAAATATACTTCTATAAACAATTCAAAAACTTCACACAAATGTGGAATGTGTGGTGAAACTAATCCAGAAAAGTTTTACGGTCACAAAAAACGAGTTTGTGGAAAGTGTCATAATTCTTATACCCTAGAATTGGGAAAGAAAAAAAGAGATTTTATTATTGAATCTATGGGTGGAAAATGTGTTTCTTGCGGATATAATAAATATTCATCAGCACTACACGTTCATCATTTAAACCCATCAAAAAAAGATCCAAAATTTGCCAACATTCGTTGTTGGAATCAAAATAGAATACTTGACGAAATACAGGGTTGTGTGTTACTATGTGCTTGTTGCCATTCGGCAGTTCATGCTAATCAACTAATACTCCCGGATATCGCCTAACTTGGTTATGGCACCACTTTTGGGAAGTGGAAAAATCTTGGTTCAAATCCAAGTATCCGGACTTGCCAGTTTCTTCACTGGCACACTTGACATAAAGTCTCAAACACCTTATAATACTAGAGCAAACAAAACAAAACAATGTCTCTGATCTCAAAATTCAAGAAAGATGTTAGCACTCTTCGTCTTGCTGCTAACGGGGAAATCTACCTTGATGTAAAGAATCCGAAACTTTATAAAAAGGTGCGCCGCTACTATGAAAATGTAGGGGTTGTATTTTCGGGTGACCCTCTTGACGACTATGAAATGCTTATGGAGTATGTCGCTCAAGATCTTGAAACTGTAGAGGTTGCTTGATGAAAGTTATTAGGAAACCAACCGTTCTTCTTGAGCGGTTTCCATATCGCTATATTCAATGCGGCATTCTAGAAATCAATGGCAAACCTGACTATCGTATTCAGAAAGTAGATTCTTATACTGGAAGATACCGAGATATGTATCTTTTGGATAATGAAATGCAACTTATGACTGCAATGGAGGACCATAATTACACCTGTTGGTTAGATCCTGATACGGTTCCTGCTTATGTGAAAGGAGATGACGAAGACACGGAGAGTCTCTAAAAGTACTGGTCGGTGATGAAATCCCCCCTTATGAAAAACACTGATGTATTAAGATACATTGGAAACATTCTCCTTCTATCAGGATACTTTGTCCTTTTATGGGGAGATCCCAAAGTTGGACTACTTGTAAAATGTGTTGGTAATGCTTTTGTCATTCCTTTCGCAATCAAGTATAAGTTTTGGGACATTCTCATTCTTTGTGGTTTCTATGCCGCAATTGAGGTTCCAAAACTTATTCAACTAACCTTTCCTAGTTTGTCAGTAAACTAGGTGGTGGAGTCAATGACCCATTTTGTCCTCGTCGGATTGGACATTAAATATGCCGACTGGTGTGGATGGGGAAACCCCGCCTGGTTTCTTGCCTCCAGTCAAAGGGCAAGTGGCGAGCAGTCTGGAGAAGCGCAACTCCGTTATATACTAAAGGGAGAGTTGCATAAACTCTCCTTTTTTGCTATAATGACAAAATAATACTTTAGTGTGTATGAAGTTGCATTTAACTTACTTTGGAGATGAGAATTTCTCTATAGGTAAAAGTAGAATTAGAAAACAAGCAGAAAATTTTGAAGTATTTGATTCTATTCTGGAATTTGGAGAATCTGATTTAGAAAACAATTCATTCTGGGAAGAATACGCTAAACCAATGATGGCACCTCGTTTAGGAATGCCTGGACGATATTATGGGTATTATGCATGTAAACCTTATTTTGTTTTAAAAGCACTTGATACTATTCCTGAAAATGAAGTGCTTCTTTATGTTGATTCTGGTTGTGAGTTGAATAAAAATGGATTGGAGAAACTTCAGCAGTATTATCAGGAATGTCTAGAGACTGAAGGTGTATTCTTTACACTAGACTTGCCAGAAATTCAGTGGACAAAGATGGATACATATCGTCATATACTTGGAGATAATGATGAATATCTGATGACACGGCAAATTATTTCTGGTATCTTCTTTCTCAAGAATACTCTTATGATGAGAGAGTTGGTTAGGAAATGGATGGATATTTGTGTTGAGGATGGTGGAAAGTATTTGGATGATAGTCGTTCAAGTCTATCTAATGATTCCATTTTTATAGAAAATAGGCACGACCAATCTATCTTGTCTTTGCTTTTGAAACAGCAGGCAGAATCTCACGACTTTACTTTTCACGAGGATGACACCTATGAAACAATTTGGAATGCTGCTGGAATGACCGGTATTCCGGTTGGTCACGCACAAGCAAATGTTTGGAATACTTATGGTAAAGAGTATCCAATCTGGGCAACTCGAAATGGTCAAATAGATTTTACAAATTGCGAAGTATGAAAAAAGCGTTAATTTCAGGAATTGCAGGTCAAGACGGTTCTTACCTTGCAGAATTTCTTTTAGAAAGGGGATATGAAGTTCACGGTATTATTCGTCGTGCATCTCAAATTAATACTCAAAGAATTGACCATATTTACAACAGGATTAAGTTGCATTATGGTGATCTTACTGATTCCACAAATCTTGTAAGAGTAATACAACAGGTCCAACCAGATGAGATTTATAATCTGGGTGCTCAGAGTCACGTCAAAGTATCCTTTGAGATGCCTGAATACACTGCTGATGTGGATGCTGTGGGAACTCTGCGTGTTCTGGAAGCAGTGCGTCTTCTGGGTATGGAAGATAAAGTAAGAATCTATCAGGCATCAACAAGTGAATTATATGGTCTTGTTCAGGAAATTCCTCAAAAAGAAACCACTCCATTCTATCCTCGTTCTCCATATGGTGTAGCAAAACTTTATGCCTACTGGATTACCAAAAACTATCGGGAATCGTATGGGATGTACGCTTGTACGGGTATTCTTTTTAATCACGAATCTCCGCGCAGGGGCGAAACTTTTGTTACCAGAAAGATTACTCGTGCTCTTTCAAGAATTTCTACAGGACAGCAAAGTATTCTTGAGTTGGGTAATCTAAATGCAAAACGTGACTGGGGTCACGCTAAAGATTACGTTGAAGCAATGTGGTTGATGTTGCAGCAGGAAACTCCAGAAGATTATGTGATTGCTACTGGAGAACAATACTCTGTGCGTGAGTTTGTTGAAAAAGCGGCACTTTACTTTGGAATGCAAATTACCTGGAGGGGTGATGGTTTGGATGAGATTGGATATGATGTTTTTACCGGAAAAGAAGTTATTAAGGTCAATCCTAAATATTTTAGACCTGCTGAAGTAGAGACCTTATTAGGTGATGCCTCAAAGGCAAAGGAGAAACTAGGTTGGGAACCTAAAATTACATTTGACCAATTGATTGAGGATATGTGCATTTATGGACAATAATTCTAGAGTATTAGTTGCTGGTGCCAATGGGATGGTTGGGTCAGCAATCGTGAGAAATCTTGAGAGTAAAGGATATACCAACATCATCAAAGGAACTCGTGATGATGTTGATTTTACAAATCAAGATGGAACTGAAAGATACTTCTGTTCAGAAGAACCCGAATATGTTTTTCTTGCTGCTGCTAAAGTTGGTGGTATTATGGCAAACAATACTTACAAGGCAGATTTTCTTACAGAGAATCTTCAAATTCAAACTAATATCATTCAACAGTCTTATAATTTTGGTGTGAAGAAACTTCTGTTTCTTGGTTCATCCTGCATTTATCCCAAGTTTGCAACTCAACCAATCACAGAAGACCAACTAATGACTGGTCCTCTGGAACCAACGAATGATGCATATGCGATTGCAAAGATTGCTGGAATTATGATGTGCCAGGCATATCGTCAACAGTATGGTTTCAATGCAATTTCGTTGATGCCTACAAATCTTTATGGTCCTAATGATAATTTTAATCTAGAGACATCCCACGTTTTTCCAGCACTGATTGCCAAGTTTCACGGTGCTCTTCAGCATAGTGAGCATTATGAAGTTAAATTGTGGGGAGATGGGTCGGCAATGAGGGAGTTTCTGCACGTCGATGACCTTGCAGAAGCGTGTTATGTTTGTATGAAAAAATATGAAGAAGCAGAGCATATCAATGTTGGAACTGGTGAAGATGTAACAATCAAACAACTGGCAGAAATGATTGCTGATGTTGTTGGATATCGTCGTGATATTAATTGGGATACAACTAAACCAAATGGCACTCCTCGCAAAGTTTTGAATGTAGATAAGATTAAAGCAATTGGATGGCAACCAAAGATTGGACTTCGTGAAGGTATTGAGTCAACTTATCAATGGTATAAAGAATGTCGGTAAGGGACTTTTATAAATCTCATATTGAATCACTTCAAACTTCTTATGAGCATCTTGAGGATGAAAATGTAGAGAAGATGATAGACCTTATTATGAATTGTAAGGGAAAAATTCTCCTTACAGGAATTGGTAAGAACGGTCATGTTGCTGCTAAAGCAACATCTACAATATCTTCAATCGGAGTCCCTTGTTTTTTTATTGATGCTGTTGATAGTGTTCACGGTGATATGGGGGTAATTGATGAGAATGACCTTTTAATCGCAGTATCAAAAAGTGGAAACACTGATGAACTGGTTAATTTTTTACATCACGTAAGTCATAAAAACTGTAAGATTGTATCCATTCACTCTAATAATGGTAATCAATCTCAAAAATATTCATCTCTTGATATTAACTTGCACGTCGATAAAGAAGCAGATCATTTGAATATTGTGCCAACTTCTTCAATTGCAATCTTCACAATCTTTCTTCAATCTGTTGCTTGTGAAATATCAAGAAGAAAAAATCTTACACTCAAACAGTTTGTGCAAAATCATCCAGGTGGTAGTATTGGAAAGACAGTTGTATGATTACCCATAAAGATATTAAGTATGTAATTGTCCAGGCAGGTGGAAAAGGCACTCGTCTGGGCAAATATACAATGAATCGCCCAAAGTGTTTGGTGCCAGTTTATGGCAAACCAATGATTGAGCAGACTCTGGAAATATACAGAGATAAAACAGTCATTATCATTGGCGATACTCACTTTAAAATGCTTTTGCATTATATTTGTGAGATTAGTAATTTTGATAATTACATTCTTATGCAGACTGAAGAGGAAGGAACTGCTGCAGGTATTCAATCAGCACTTCAAAATGTTCCTGATGGAGAACCATTTATTATCACCTGGTCTGATTTGTTCTTTGAACGGGAGCAGGAGTTTGAGTTTGATAATGAAATGCTTGTGGGACTTGCAGG